CGGCTTCCTCGACGCCGAAGAGCCCGCAAGCCGCAAGGCATTGCGCGCGGAGCTGCGAATTTTCGCGGCTCGTGTCGAGCCCGTCTTGTCGCCCCGTTTTCAGCTCAAGCACGACCGCGCTCCGACCATCGCCCGAGAGCGCGACCGCGTCGAACGTTCCAGGCAGCTCGAAGAGGTCGAGCCCGGCGTCGGCGTATCCTCGGCGCTCGATCGAGAGCCAGCGCGCGCGGCCGGTCCTCGTGTCGACGGCGCAAGGTCGCTCGACGGCGCCTTCACCGGATCGGATCCGCTCCCGGACGTCGTCGAGGCTCGCAAAAATGTATTTTTCAAAGCCGGCGACGACGGCGTCAACAAATCGGGTCCGCTCTGATTCGCTTACGAGATCGAGCGGCGGAAACGGCGTCTCCTCAAGCCATGCCGCGAAAATCGCGTGAAGCTCGGTCCCGTGGTTTGCGGCCGCGGAGCTTTCCGACTCGGTCGCCGTGACGTCAGGTCGCGCGAAATACGCGCACGAAATCAACCGCGATGCCGCGGACATTGAAGCGATCATGATTTGGCTCTTTCTTGGTTAGGTGCGACGCGCGCCCGGAAAGGCGGGGGACCGGGCTCGAGCGCGCGCCGCGGGGATAAACTATCAGCTCGCCGCCGCCGTCGCCGAAAATTCGGCCTTTTTGCGGTCGCGGATCTCTTGCAGGCGAGCCTTTTCGTCGTCGCTCATCGGCGCGCGCTTGTTCGCGGCGCTCACCTTCGGCCAAGCTCTCGCGAGATCGTCAAGCGTCGAGCACGCGTCGAGCTCGTCGGCGAGCGTGTCGATCCGCGACGTGTCGATCTCGCCGACGGACTCGAGCACCGGCGCCGAGCCGAGCACCGGCCCGGCCGCGGACATAATCGCCGGTCGTCGAGCCATCGGGGCGGCGCCGACGTCGCCGATCTCGCTCTCGTCGAGGAAACCAAGACCGCAGATTGAGAGCGTCACGCGGCGCTTCGCTTTCGTTTCGGCTTTCATATAAGCGTTCGCGAGATCGGAGCCGCGAAGCCCCTCGAGCGCGACGGCGCCGATCGACTCGTCGGAACGGCCGCCGATCGTCGCGCGTGCGGTCACGATCAGCAGCTCGCCGACCTTCTCGCGCGATGCAATCGAAACGCTTACGTCGCGGATCGCGCGAAGCTGGTCGGTCGCGTCCTTGCGCGCGTACAGGACCATTTTTCCTTGGAGCGTCACGTATTCAAACGGGCGCGTCATCGGGTTCAAGCCGAGCGACGAGCACGTTTGCACGTACAGCGAATTTCGCTCCTCGGGCGTGAGGCGCGAAAGGTCGCCGGAAGCGATCACTCTCTCGAGCACGGCGGCCGCGTTGTCTTCGCAAAACGAAAGCGCGCCTTCGGGCGCCGCTTTTTGGATGCTGGTTTTCTTCGTCATGGCTCTTTTCCTTTCACAAATCTTCGAAAATCGGCGGCTTGGAAACCGCCGCCGGGTCTTGCTTTTCAAGCTCCCGACTTCGGCGCGATTTCCAAGGGATCAACGTGTATCGCGTGTATCGTCCTCGACCCGTCAGCATTAAAAACCCTTGCGCAACCGCAAGCCGAAGCACGCTTGAGAGCGTGGAATCGCCGACGGCGACGCCGGCGGCTTGCAGCGCGGCTTGAATCGTTCCGCGTTGCTCGTTCCCAATCCTTACGGCTTCGCGGACCGCGGGGATAAGCGCGTGCACCGGAACGCGTGGGCGCACTTCCGAGCTCACCCGAACACCATCGCGACGACGCACGCGGCGAGAACGACGAACGCGACAAACGCGATCGCATAACTCGCGACGACGAAAGCCGCTTCGCGGGTCAAGCCGTCGCGCGGCGGATCGAACCTCATCGCGCGCCTTTCATGCGTAGACAAGCCCGAAGCAAGTCGCGCATCTCGTCGCGATCGTCGTCGCGGCCGTGCTTCGCGTTCAGCTCGTCGAGCTCCGCAAGAAGTCCGGCGATGTCGCGCAAGGTCGCGGCGTTTCCTCTGATTCTGATCATGGCTCTTTCCTTTCGCCGCTCGCTTGCGGCCTTTCCTATCTCTAGACGTTGAACACGCTTCGCGCAAGTTATCTTCTCACAAAATACGACGTGCGCCGCAACCTCGGCGCCGCGCTCGGTCACGACGATTCACGGAGCGCGGCCCGCTTCGCGCGGTCGAAGGCGTTTGCGGCCGCCGCGTCTTGGAGCCGGCGCAACTCTCGCACGCCTTTGAGTGCCGCCTTCGTCGCGGCGCGATGCGCGGGCTCTGCGGCGGCGTGAAGCTCCTCGAGCGCGTCGACCATGCCGTCGAGCGCGTCGGCGGACGCTTGCTCTTTGTGGTACGTCGCGAGCGCGGCGTCGGCGCTCTCGACGAATTGCGGACGCGTCACGACGGCGCCCGCTCGAGGGTCATCGCATCAAACGCAGCGCACATCCGGCGCTCCGCCTCGAGACGCACGATCACCGCGCGGATCGCTCCGTCCCGGTCAGCGCGAAAGAGCCGTCGCCATTCCTCGCCGCAAACGACGACGCCGGCGAGCTCAAGCCGCGCGGTCGTCCTCGCGAGCGCGTCGAAGGCGCTCCATGGCTCGGCGCTCATGCCTTCACCGCGGCAACTGCGCGGCGCGTCCCGCTTCGGCACGTCGTGCAAGCCGTCAGGCGATACCCCGAAGCGTTCAACTCGCTTTCGTATTTTCGCGCCATGTAGCCGCATTCGCAGACGATGATCCATCGGCGAAGATACGCGCTCGGCGAGTCCTCGATCATCCGATCGACGGTCCAAGCGCCGACGCGCGCGCCCGTCTCGATCCTCGTCGGTCGCGGTTTCTGAGTTCCGTTCCTCGTGTTCATTTTCGATCGCTTTCCATTTCGCAAAACAAGCCGCCGGCGCCGACGATTCGGAGCTCGGCGATCTCAGCGTGGACCGGGTCGAGCTCGCACCCGACGAAATCAAAACCCTCGAGCATCGCCGCTTTTCCAGTCGATCCCGAGCCCATGAATGGATCAAGAACGACGCCGCCGGGCGGCGCAATTAAGCGCACAAGCCAGCGCATGAGGTCGACCGGCTTGACCGTCGGATGACGGTTTTTCATGCGCGCCGGGATCCCGTCGTTTCGATCGTCGGCGCTCGCTTTCGCCGTGTAGAAAAAGCGCGCCGCGCTTCCCGAGTCGGAGAAACCGCCGGCCGTTCTCGTCGAGAGCGGAAGCACGTCGCCGGCCGCGACGTTCTCGCGGTAGGGCGTCGAATCGCTCCGCGGGAAGTGCTCGAGCACCTCGTCGGACCCGTCGTGCGTGACGTTTGCGGGCCAACGGCCGATCCGTGCGGGCGTTATCATCTCGCTCCGTTCAAACGTTCCGACGCGCGCTTGACCGGCGACCATTTCCGGAAGCTCTTCGGCTCCGACCCGACACGCCTCGACGTTGATCGCGCCCGCGCCGTGCTTAATCACGTTCGCGGCGACCGTGCCGCGGAACGGCTTGCGCGCAAGCACGATCGGCTCGTGCGCGGGCTTAAGAGCGGTTCCCCAGCCGCTCCAGGTTTTCGCCTCGTCCGTGATCGCTTCGTGCGCGGGCATGCCGACCGCGCGCAAAACGTCTTCACCTTGCGCGCGGTTCCCGACGACGTCGAGGCGCGTCGACCGATGAGCCATCGCGCCCGCTTGCTTATCGATCGCGATCGCGACGTTCAGCGACTTCGGGAAGCCGCTCCCGTAAATCCACATGAGCTGATCGCGGATCTCAAATCCCGCGTCCTCGATCGCAACGGCGCCGCGGTGGTAAGTCCTCGAGCCGAAGAAAGCGACCATGTGTCCGCCGGGTTTGAGAACGCGGAGCACTTCGCACCAGACTTCCGCGGACGGGACCGCGTGATCCCAGGCTTTTCCCATAAATCCAAGCCCGTACGGCGGATCCGTTACGACGGCGTCGACGCTCTCGGGCTCGAGCTCACGCAGCCGCTCGGCGCAATCGCCGACCATGATTCGCGCTCTCACGAAGACAGCTCGCGCTCTTCGGCGCGAAACGCCTTTGAACACGGTCGGCACGATGCGACGCGGCCCGAAATGAGCGACTCGCGCGACACGCGATGAAGCGCGTCACACTTGCAGCGACACGCCCAAAAGCGGCCGCTCGATCCGCGCGTCGGGTCTTCGGCCGTGCTCTCGCGCACGAGCGTCAACCATCCGACGCGCTCTCCACGTTCAAAAATCCGCCGCGACATGGCTCTTTTCTTTCTTTGTGCAATCCACATGGAGCAAAACGAACGCGCTTGAGAGCGCGCAAACGCTCGAGGTCGAGCGCGGGAGGCGCACCGATTGCGACGCGTCGCAACGCATGCAGGCGAGGACGAGATCGCGGCCGAAGCCGCGCAAGACGACGTGATCGGAGCTCATCTCGCCGAGCTCATCGCGCGCAGCGTTACGATCTCCGCGTTCGCTTCGTCGAGCAACGCGCGAAGCCCGTCGACGAGCGCAAGGCGCCCGCGCATCGCAATCGCGTCCTCGGTCATGTGGATCGTGTCGACGCCGAGGCGCACGAACGCAAGAGCGGCGGCGAGCTCGTCGCGCTCGCGCACCAGCTCGCGCAAGTCATCGGCAGTCATTTTAACCCCCGATCCGTCGTCGTCGAAACGAGCACGCTCGCGAGCACCCGGAACGCGTCGGTCCATGCACCCTCGATCGCGGCGCGCCGAGTCTTCTCGTCGTGGAGCTTCTCTTCAAGGTTTCGCGCGTTTGCGGTTTGCTCCTCGATCACCTTGTCGAGCCTATTTCGCATATTGTAACGCTCGACGTGCGCCCCTTGGATCTCCGTTTGAGCTTCGGCAAGCTCGGCGCGAACGTTCGCGAGCTCGTCAGCGAGCGTCGCGGCGAGCTTTCGCGCGGACGCGCTCTCGGCGTTTGCCAAGTCGGCAGCCTCGACGGCGCGCGTGTGCATGCCGACGAGACCTTCGTTCGTCAGCCTCAACGATGAAATAATCATCGCGGCGCGCTCTTCGTTTTCGTTTTTCATGGCTCTTTTCCTTTGTTCCGTGGTCACTTCGATCGAAGGTGTCGCGCCCACCCTCGAGCCAGTCGAGCGTGCCGATCGTCCTCGGCCGCGAAAGGCTCTTCGCGCTTCGCGCGATTGCGCCGCGCGCTCATCGTTTGCGCCGCTGCATAGCACTCGAGCGCGTCGGGAGCTTGCAGGCTCATTGGCAAGCGCAAAAGCTCACCGCGGCCGGCGTCGGTCCATTCGCGCGGCGTGTATCGGATCGGCGGGTTTCCGCCTTCGGCGAACAACTCCGCGTCCGTCGCGCCCGGCGCCGCCTTCGCGACGCTTCGGGCGGCTCGGGCGGCTCGCATATGCTCCCGGACGCAAAGGTCGCAGAAATGGTAACGTCGAACGACTTTCGAGGCGCACCCGGCCGCGATCGTCGTCGCGAGCTCACGGGCAAACCCGCGAGCCTCGACAAACGCTTCGACGTCGCCGCCGGGGACCTCGGCGAGCCGCCAAGCGCCGAAGCTCGCGCGGAGCTCCGCCGAGTAGCACGGCTCTTCGCGGACCTCGATCCATCGGATCGTCTTCGGGAGCTCTCCGATCACGGTCGAGCCCAAGGCGGAAGCGCACCCATCCAGGCGCGCCAAGCGCGCCGGACTTCGCCCGGCGTCGCGAGCTCAAGCCAAGAATCGATTGCGGCCGCGCGACGCGCAGCGTCAACCGCGCGGACGGCCGCAAGCCGCTCACGCGCAACCATCGCGCGGCCGCTCACAGCGACACCGCCGAAAACGCCTTCAGTGCGGAGCGCATGCGATCGACGTTCCCGTCGGCGTAAATGTCGAGCCCGTCCGGTCCCTCGATCCACCCCTCCTCGCCGGCGCAAAGCGATTCCTCGAGCTGCTCCCACGTCGCAAAGCCGACGGCGGCGCCGCTTGCGTCAATTAGCTCCCAGCTCGAGCCATCGACATCGACGGCGACGTCTCCGGGTCGCGCGTCGGCAAGCGATTGGGCGTAGGTCGAAAATTCGGTCGTCGTCGTCGTCGTGTTCATGGCTCTTTTTTCCTTGGCGATTTCCGTCGCCTTCGTGTTTCTATCTCTAGACGTTAGGCGAGCCGAAGGCAAGTAGAAACATGCGATGTCGTGTCGAATTTTTCGATCGCGCGCCGATCCTCAGACGAAAGCCGCCGCCGAGCCGCCTCGAGCGCGGCGAGCATCGCGGCCGCGTCGTTAGGATCCGGAACCGCCGAAGGCTCGACCCTCGACGACGACGGCGCTTTGTTCAAATCGTCAAAACTAGGATCCGTCGTCGTCGTCGTCGTGTCGTCGAGGTCGGGGAACGCGTACGCAACCGAAGACAAATCAGAGCCCGGCGCGCGTGATCCAATCCTATAAGGCGATTGTCCGGCCCGGACATTTTCGCAAGGCTCGGGAATCGTTTCGCTTTTCAATGTCCGGTCCGGACACGATCGAGCGTGTCCGGTCCGGACGTCTTGGCCGGAGTCCGGCCCGGACATTTGTCTACGCTGAACGGCCTTTTCGCGTCTCCATTCAAGGCGCGTCTTTTCGATGTCGCGGCACCATGCGACCGCCGGCAAAAACCAGCCGCCGCCGTCAAGAATCCAAGCGCGATCGAGCTCTCGGCGGATCAGCGGCGGCACCCTTGAGGCTAACCCGGCGTGCTTCGCCGTAACCGTCGCGACCGAAGCCGCGAGAAACTGCAAAAACCACGAAGCCGCTTCGGGCGACAACTTGGCCGCCGCCTCGACGTGCTTTCGCGAAAGCTCTATTTTTCCAACTGATTTCCTCGACATTCGTCCACCGTGCGCGCGGTCGCACGTTGACGCGTCACCCCGGACGGGCTAACGTTTTTCGTGCGCATTGGTTTTTCGCCCGCGGACGCTTGCAACGTTTCGCGGGCTTTGTTTTTTTCGCACGCTTGCGGCCGCATGGCAAGCGCGCTACACAAAACAAGGTCGGCTCGCCGCGCGTTTGGATGGCTCTTTGCGCGCGGCGCGCCCGGCGCTAAAAGAGCCATGAGCAAACGCAAGCCCCTCGCCGCCTCACCGCCGCCGCCGCAAGCGCCGCCGGCCCTAGTGCCGCTCTCGCCGCCAATCGCGCGTTCTCGGGCCTACTCCGACGCCGACCGGGCTCGAATCACCGCCGCCGTCCTCGAGCGAATGGAAGCCGGGTCGAGCGCGTTTCGCTCGTGCAAGCTCGAGGGCGTGCCGTTCGTGACGTTCAGCGCGTGGATCGGGAGCGCCGGCGACCTCGCCGACGCCTACACGCGCGCGCGGGAAGGGCACATCCGACGGCTCGCCGAAGAGATCGAAGACCTCGCCGACGAGCCGATCCCGACGACCGACCGCGGAAGCCTCGACGCCGCCGCCGTCGCAAAACAAAAGCTCCAGATCGACGCGCGGAAATGGCTCCTCTCAAAGCTCGCGCCGAAGAGCTACGGCGAGCGCGTCGAGGTTGTCGGGAACGCGGCGCAACCGATCGCCGTCGCCGTCGATCTCTCGCACCTCACCGACGCCGAGCTCGTGCGACTTGCAAAGGGCTCGACGTGACGGCGCCGCCGTCGCTCGCGATGCGCGCGGCCGCGGAGCTCGAGATCCGCAACCGTCGACGAGCCGGCCCGCTTATGGACTTCGTTCCGTGGCTCTCGCCGCGATGGGAGGCGCCGACGCACCTTGCGCCGCTCGTCGAGCTCTTTGAGCGCATCGCCGCCGGCGCGCAAGTCCGCGCGCTCGTGTCGCTCCCGCCGCAACACGGGAAGACCGAGACAACGCTCCACGGGCTGATTTGGCTCCTCTTGCGCAAGCCCGAGATCCTCGCCGCGTTCGCGACGTATAATCAGCATTACGCGTTTGGGCGAAGCCGCCAAGCGATCGAGCTTGGCAAGCGCGCCGGGCTCGAATTTCGCGACGGCGATCAAGCGATGGCCGAATGGCGCACGCGAGCCGGCGGCGGGCTCCTCGCGACCGGCGTCGGCGGCACGCTCACGGGTTACGGCGTCCAACTCCTCGTCGTCGACGACCCCTTCAAAAATCGACAGGAAGCAGAAAGCGCGACCGTGCGCGAAGGCGTCGACGCGTGGTTTAGATCGACCGCGCTTTCGCGCCTTCACCCCGGCGCGTCGGCGCTCGTCGTTCATACGCGCTGGCACCCCGACGACCTCATCGGGCGCCTCGAGCGGGAGGGAACCTACGACGTCGTCAACCTCTCCGCAGTCCGGCCCGATGGCGCCGCGCTTTGGCCGTCGAAGCGGCCGATCGAATTTCTTGAGGAGCAACGGCGCGACCTCGGCGCGTATGAATTCGAGTCGCTCTATCTCGGGCGCCCGAAGCCTCGAGGCGCGACCGTGTTTTCGGGGCTCGCGATCGGCGAGCCGGCCGCCGCCGCGCGTTACGCGATCGGCGTCGATCTTGCCTACTCGTCAAAAACAAAAGCGGACTACTCGACCGCCGTCGTCGTCGCGCTCGACGCTCACGCGCGACCGCCGGCCGCTTGCGTCGTCGAGGTCGTGCGCATGCAATGCGACGCGCCCGCGTTCGGCGTCCGGCTTGCGGAGCTCTCGAGCCGCTACCCCGGCGCCGGGCTTCACTGGTACGCCGGCGGCACCGAGAAGGGCGTCGCGGATCTCCTCGCGTCGCAAGGCGTCCGGATCGAGACGCGCCCGGCTCTCGCGGATAAATTTGTCCGCGCGCAAGCGACCGCGGCCGCATGGAACGCCGGCAGAATCACCGTGCGCCGAGCCCCGTGGCTCGACCTCTTCGCGCGGGAGCTCGCGAGCTTCACCGGCGCGCGCGACCTTCACGACGACCAAGTCGACGCGCTCGTCGCGGCATGGGATGCACTCGCAACGCGCAGCTCGGCGCGCTACGATCCGACGTTCGACGATCTCTTGCCTTCGGTGGAATGGTAACAAATGGCAGCTCTAATCCCGACCTATCCGACCGCGCCCGGCCCTACCGTGACCGCGCCAAGCGAAGCGCGGCACCAGCAACTTCCGATCGAGGCGTTCAGTCGGTGGACGGTCGACGGCATTCGCTCGGCGCTCGACGCTCACGAGCTCGGCGATCTTTACACTTCGTCGCTCCTTGTGCGCGCGATGGGCCGCGACGAAAGGATCACGGCCGTCCTCGATACGCGCGTCAAAACGGCGGCGAAAATGCCGCTTTGCTTTGAACCCACGGGCACAACAACGGCCGAGATCGAGCTATGCGACGAGCTACGTCGGGTCATGCGAGCCGCACTCCCGGAAGACGTTCAAACGCGGATCTTGAGCGACGCGATCATGGTCGGCGCGTCCGTTTGCCAAGTTTGCTGGAGCAACGACGCCGACGGATGGCGCCCAAGGCTTGAGCCGTGGGATATGGCGTACGCGCTTTACAATCCCGGATTTCGTCGATGGCAAGTCACGACGATGCAGGGGCTCGTGACGATCGAGCCCGAAGATCCCAACTGGTTCGTCTTCCGTCCGGGCGGCGAATACTCGTTTCTCGGCGGCGCCGTGCGCGCGCTCGGGCTCCCGTACCTCATGCGATCGAGCACCTATCGCGATTGGGTCCGGTACTGCGAACGGCATGGGCTCCCGATCATCGCGATTGACGAGCCGGCGTTCGCGGAGAACGACTCAAAGCTCGCGTTTTACAGCAAAGTTCGGACCCTCGGGCGCGAAGCCGTGCTTCGCATGCCGCAAGACGCAAACGGGCAAGGCTTTAAGGCGCAATTCCTCGAGCCGACGACGTTGTCTTACGACGCGTTTCGCCTTTTCCTCGAGCGGCTCGACTCGACGATCGCGATCCGTCTTCTCGGCCAAAACCTCACGACCGAAGTCAGCGGCGGGAGCTACGCCGCCGCCGACGTTCACGATCGCGTCCGCGGCGACATTATCGAAGGCGACTTGATCCCGTTCGCGGATCAGCTCCGCTCGCACGTCGCGGCCGCGTTCGTGCGATTTAACTACGGCGACCGCGTCGCGGTTCCGAAGATGTTTTTCGATTGCGCGCAGCCGGAAGACGTCGCGCGAAAATCGGAGGTCTTCGCCCGCAACACGACGGCCGCCGTGTCGCTCGTCGGCGCCTCGATCATTACACCTCAAGAGGCGCGCCAGCTCCTCGGATTTGATGCGATGACGCCGGGAGGCATGTCGCCGCTGGTCCCGGTCGAAGCGTCGCGCGTTGCGCTCGCAGGCGCGCCGGCGCTACCTGCTCCGCTCCCTCGGCTCCGTCAGCAGCTCCGCGACCGAAACGACGGGCAAGTCTACGCCGACGCCGTCGCCGACGACGCTCGACGACGAGCTCGCGCCGTCTTCGCTCGCGACCTCGAGCGCGTCGCGGCGGCGCTCGAGAGCGGCAACACGTACGACGAGATCCGCGCGAACCTCGTCGACCTCTTCGAGAAGCTCGACCCGATGACGCTCGCCGGCGATCTTGAAAAAGCGATGACGCTCGGCGAGCTCGCCGGCCGCGCGACCGTCGAGCCGAAAGCCTGATCGATGTGGGCGATCTCTTCGGCAATCTCAAAATTCGACGCGGCGCGCGACGCGCTTCTCAAAAAAAAGCCGATGGAAAAAGGCGCCTTTGAGGAGCTTTCCGCGCGTGCTCGGCATCGCGCGTTTACGGTCGCGAACGTGTCTCAAATGGACCTCATCGCGCAAACGCTCGAGAGCCTCGCCGACGCGATCCACGAAGGACAGAGCCTCGACGAATGGCGAGCCAGGATCGGCGACGCGCTCAAGACGGCGTGGAGCGGCACCGTCGCGAATCCTCCGTGGCGGCTCGAGACGATTTACCGAACGAACCTTCAAAACGCCTTCGCCGCCGGGCGCCTCGAGCAACAGACGCAACCCGAGATCCTCGCCGCGCGCCCGTACTGGCTCTTTGACGCGACGATCGACGGTCGGCAATCTCAAGTTTGCGAATTCTGCGACGGGACGATCCTCCCCGCGGGCGATCCGTGGTGGCGAGGTCATCGGCCGCCGCTGCATTTTAATTGCCGCTCCGACGTCGTGACGCTCGACCGCGAAGACCTCGACGAGCTCACAAAGACCGGCCGCTACAAATTCAGCGGCACGCCGATCCCGGCGCAAGAGGGATTCGCGCAACCGCCGGCGCTCACAAACTACACCTTCGCCGACGCGGTCAAAAAATACCGCGGCGCAAGCGTCGCCGACGTCGGCGTCGACCAGCTCATCGCCGCCGCGGAACGAAAGCAGCGCGCCGCCGGGCTTTGATTCGTGACCGTTGCGCTCCAGCGCGATCAGAGTAAAGTGACGCGGGATCCCACTATGGCAAAACCGAACACGACGACGAAGCGGCGCAAGTTCCGCACGATCACCGCATCGTTTCCGATTGCCGCGTCGACGTCGGTCGTCGTCGTCGTCGAGCACGATGACGAGCCCGAGAGCGTCGCAGGCGACGCGATGCTCGAGCTTCCCGAAAATGCTCCCGAGCTTCCCGAAGATGCACCCGAGCTTCCCGAAGAGGCGCCCGCGATGTCGTCGCCGCCGTCGTCGTTTACGATCTTCGCGCACGGCGACATCGAAACGACAAAGGGCGTCTTCCGTTGCACACCGAACGGGCTCGCGTCGATCATGGCGGCCGCGGCCGATTGGGGAAACGAATACTCGATCGATTACGAACACGCGGCGATCGGCATGCCGAACGGCGGCCCCTCGCCGGCCGCGGGATGGTTCAGTCTTGCCGCGACCGACGAAGGGCTCGACGCCGTCGGCGTCCGCTGGACCGAACGCGCGGCCGCTCTGCTTTGCGCTCGAGAGTATCGCTATTTCTCGCCGACGTTCCTCGTCGACGACAACGGCGAGATCGTCGAGCTGATCAACCTCGCTCTGACCAACCTTCCCGCAACCAAACGGATGGAACCTTTGATGGCAACACGGATCACTCTTGAACAGCCGAAGGGCGGCGCCGACGCCGTGACCCTCGCCGCCGAGCGCGTGCGCCTCGACGACGCGAACCGCACGATCGTCGAGCTCTGCGAAGCGTTCGGCGTCGAGAAAGCCGCCGACGCGGTCGCTCTTGCCAAGGTCGCGCGCGATGACGCAAGGCGCGTCGTCCAGCTCGCGGCACAGCTCGCCGAGCTCGAGAGCGCGCGCGTCGTCGCCGACGTGACCGCACAAGTCGACGAAGCGATCCGCGCTCGTCGTGTCGCGCCAGCCGAGCGCGATTTCGCGATCGAGCTCGGCACCGCGACGCCGGCCGCGTTTGCGAAGTACCTCGCGACCCGCGTCGAGCTCGTCGCGATGTCGCCGAAGACGCCGCCGGCCGGGCTCGTCGCGACGACGACGCTCGATCCGCACGTCGCGAAGATTCTGCGACTGGTAGAAGTCTCCCCCGAAGCCTATGCGCGCGCCGCGGCGGCTCAAAACGCAAACAAGGACGATTAAAAATGGCGGCTCTGACCTCGGCGCGCGCGACGCGCAAATATTCCTGGGACACCGTCCCGTATCAGATCAACGTTAAAATGAAGGGCTCGACGACGATCTTTCAAGGCGGGCTAGTCGTCCTCGACGGTGGTTACGCAAAACCGGGCGTCACGGCGACGGCTCTCGTCGCCTTCGGCCGCGCGGAAGAAACGAGGACGAACGCAGGCGCCGACGGCGCCGATTCGATCCTCGTGACGTTCGGCGCGTTCAAGTGGGCGAACAGCGGCGGCGGCGACGCCGTGACCGACGCGCACGTCGGCGCGCTTTGCTATGTCGTCGACGATCAGACGGTTATGATCACGTCAGCGGGCAAGAGCGCGGCCGGTCGCGTTCTCGCCGTCGAGAGCGACGGCGTTTTCGTCCTCACCTTCCCCGGCTTTAACTGAGGACTTAAAAAATGGACATTACCCCAGCAAATATCCGCGCTCTTTGGACGACCTTTTCGGCCGTTTTCCAAGAGGGCTACGCCGGCTCCCCAACGTTTTACGACAAGGTCGCAACCGTTGTTCCGAGCTCGAGCAAGTCAAACACTTATGGTTGGATGTCGCGCCTTCCGCAAATGCGCGAATGGCTCGGCGACCGCGTCATCCAAAACGTGGCGGCTTACGGCTATCAAATCCAAAACAAAACCTTTGAGCTTACCGTCGCGATCCCGCGCGAAGACATCGAAGACGACAACGTCGGCGTCTATCGCCCGATCGTTCAGGAAACCGGCCGCGCCGCCGGCAAAAAGCCGGACCTTCTGATCGCGGATTTGCTCCGCAACGGCCAGTCGACGACCGGCTTTGATGGTCGCAACTTCTTTGCGGCCAATCACTACGTCGACCCGATCGCGTCGAGCGGTTCACAGCAGAACTACTGGAGCACCGGCAAGGCTCTCACGGCCGCAAACTACGCCGAGGTCCGCGCTTCGATGATGGGCTTTCTCGGCGAAGACGGTCTCCCCCTTGGCGTTATGCCGGGATTGCTGATCGTCCCTCCTCAGCTCGAGCTCGCGGCGCGCCGCATCGTGCAAAGCGACGTGATTTTCGAGTCGACCGCTTCAACGAACGCCGCCGGAACGACCAACGTTCTTAAGGGCAGCGCCGAAGTCCTCGTCGTTCCCGAGCTCGTCGCCGACGCGACGACGTGGTACCTCCTCGACGTCAGCCGCGCGATCAAGCCGTTCGTTTTTCAAACGCGCCGCGCGATCAACTTCGTGCAAAAGACCTCGCCGAACGACGACGAGATGTTCTTCAACAATCAGGTGGTGTACGGCGTGGACGGCCGCATGAATGCAGGCGTCTCGTTGTGGTGGCTCGCGGCGAAAGCTGTCGCCTAATCGATTGACCAATCGCGGCGGCACGTCTCACGGCGCGCCGCCGCTTTGTTGTTGTAAGGTGCAACAATGGCAGTCTACGCAACGCGCGCCGAGCTCTATCTTTTCGGAATCAAGGCGGCCGCGCTCGTCGGGATCTCGACGGGCGATCAGGATCTGATCCTCGAGGGCGCGTCGCGCGCTTGCGACAGCTACCTCGAGCCGCGCTACTCGCTCCCGCTCACCGTATGGGGAACCGACCTCAAACGAGCAACGAGCGCGATCGCCGCTTGGGACTTGCTCGCGGCCGCTCGAGGCTACAACCCGGAAAGCGAAAACGACCCGATCCGCAAACGTTACGACGACGCGATCAAGTGGCTCGTGCAAGTCCGCGACGGAAACCTCGGGCTCGTCGGCGCCGTCGACGCAACCCCTTCCGTCGTGGAGCACGATCTCGCCGCATACTCCGACGAGCCCGCGGGATGGTAACGCCGAAAGGCGGCGACATCGCCAAGCTTGCGGCGGCGGCGAAGAGGCTTCGACGCGGCGCCGAATTCGAGGACGCTTTCGTGCGCATCGCGGCCGAGTCGATGCTCGCCGAAACCGTGCTTTGTTTTCGCTTGCAGCGCGACCCCTACGGCGCGTCGTGGAAGCCGCTTAAGGCGTCGACGATCGCGGCACGACGCAGCGGCACGCGCAAAGGCGCCGCAAGCAAGGGAGCGCAAATCCTGGTCAACACGGGTGCGCTACGCAACTCGATCAACTCTCGGATCCTCGGCGCTCGACGTTTCGCGGTCGGCTCGCCGCTCAAATACGCGGCGGTCCACCAAGAGGGATCCGGCTCGATCCCGGCGCGTCCGTTTCTTCCCGCGAAGGGCTGGCCGCCGAAGTATTTCCGGCGCATGGTAGCAGCGGCAAAACAAGCGTTCGCCTTCGCCTTCAAGCTCTAAACATGGCACTATCCACGATCATCGCGGCGATCGCCGCCGAGCTCGCGCCGACCGGCGCGCAAACCGTCGAAGGGCTTCGCTACGTCGACCAGCTCGACGCGCCGAAGCGTTACGTTTGGGAACGCACGACGATCACGCAAGCCGACGACGGCAGCGGATTCGAATTCGCAAGCGGCGGGAACCCGAAGGCGATCGGCGAGGACTTGCACGAATTCGACGTGCATTCATGGGCGGTCGATTACGACGCCGCGGAAGCGATGCGGCTCAACCTGATCACTTCGCTTCGCTCCGTCGTTCGCCCGGCGGGCTTCACCGTCGGATCGTCACGGTGGATCGAGCCGACGTGGATTGATCACGGCGCATGCATCGTCGTGACCGTCTCAATCCGCGCGCCGCAACGGCTCCGCAACCTCGCGACGGACGCCGACGCGACGGCTCAAGTCGTGGTAGTGCTCACAGCAGAGATCGACCCTTTCGCCGTTTTCGGCGACGGCATTCTCGACGGCCTAGAAACCTAAAGGACTCTTCCTCATGGCGATCCCAGAAGTTACCATTTCGATCCAAGATTACGCGCTCGGGCTCACCCCGGCGACCGAAGACCTCGTTCAAGCCGTCTTCGGCGTTTGCTCGAGCGGCACGGCGGCAACGCCGACGCTCATCACCAACGTTTCGACGCTGCGAACGACGTTCGGTTACGGCCCCGCGGTCGAAGCCGCGGCGCTCGCTCTCCAGATCGGCGGCGGCCCGATCGTGTTCTCGCGCGTGACAGGCTCAGTCGCGGGCGTGTGGAGCGCGGTCGCGCCAAGCGGCGGCGGCCCGGCGGTCACGCTCACGGGAACCCCGTTTGATTCCTACGAGCTCCGCGTCGAGGTCACGACCGGCGGCGCCGTCGGAACCGCGATCGTCCGCGTCAGCCTCGACGGCGGAAGCGTCTATCAGAGCGGCATCGTCACCGCGGCGACGGTCGCTCTTGTCGGCACCGGAACGGTGCTCAACTTTGCGGCCGGAACCTACGTCGCCGCCGAAGTTTACAGCGCAACGGCACAAGAGCCTTACTTCGGCTCCGGCGACCTCAACACGGCGATTGACGCGCTCACGGCGTCGACGCTCACCGTCGGATCCATGCACATTGTCGGCGCCGCGCAAGGCGCGACCGCACAGAACAAGGCGGATGCGTCGAAGGTCATCGCGGCCGCGACCGGCGCGAAGCTCGCGGCGATGTCGACGAGCTCGTTTCGCTACACGTTCGCCGTCATCGATGCGCCGAACGTCGCGATCGCAAACCTCACGGCGTCGACCGCTTACGGCCCGAGCTACGTCGATTCGCGCATCCTGGTCGCGTTCGGCACCCCTCGGATCACGAGCGCAACCGACGGGCGACTCGCTCTTCGTTCGGCCGCGTGGACCATCGCCGCGCGCTGCACCCGCGCGCCGGTCGGCGAAGACCTCGGGCGCGTCGCGTCCGGCCCGTGTGTCGAGGTCGCGAGCCTCTCGAGCACGGACGACGCGCGCGTCGACCCCGCGGCCGATACGGCGCGATTTGCAACGCTCCGAACGCACATCGGGCTTTCCGGAACCTACATCACGCAAGGGCTCCTTATGTCCGCGACCGGATCGGATTTCCGATACGTGCAAGCGCGGCGCGTGATCGACAAAGCGTGCGCGACGACGCGATCGCGACTCTTGCGCTACCTGAACTCCTCCGTGCGCGTGAACGCGAACGGAACGATCGACGAAGTCGACGCGCGCAACATCGAAAGCGACGTCACGACGACGCTACGCGACGCGCTCGTCGGTCCCGGCGATGCGACGGCGGCGACGGCGACGATCGACCGAACAACCAACGTCGTGACGACGTCAAAAATCGTCGTGCGCGTGCGCGTGACGCCGCGCGGCTACCTCAAAACGATCGAGGCGGAAATCGCCTTCCAAAATCCGGCCGTCGCGGTCGCCTGATAGGAGCTTGAGAAAATGGCAACGTATCCACTAATCAACGGCAATCGCTACGATTATTCCAGCGTGGAAATCACGCTTAACGGCTCGCGCGTTCTTGGGATCTCCGAATGCAGCTACACGAGCGCGCTCGAGCCCGGAACTGTTTTCGGCACCGGCGCGCAAATCCTCGGACGCACGCGCGGTCAGCTTGAAGAGTCGGGAGCGATGACGCTCTACAAGCAAGAATTTAGTGAGCTGATCGCGGCGCTCGGGCAGGGTTACATGGAAGCGGCGTTTGACGTGACCGTCAGCTATCGCGACACGGGATCACCGCTCACGACCGACGTCCTCCGCGGATGCCGAATCACGAACGTTCAGGACTCGCCGAAACAAGGCAGCGACGCGATCTCCGTGTCGTGCGACCTTCACATCATGCTGATCGAGCGCGGCGGCCTTCAAGCGGTCGCACCGCTCGCCGCTCCTCAGTCGGGCGGCGTTCTCCCGTTCGGTCTCTAACGCAGCAAGAAAAGGGCTAAAATCATGGAATTTGAAGGGCGGGGACACTCTTTCACTTTTCGCGCGGGAACCCGCGCGGACTATCAGGCGCACCGCGCGCGGCTCCTCGGCGATCGTCGAGCGGACGCGCGCGAAGCACTCTTCTTTGAGCTCGTCGAGGACAAAGCGGCGGCGTCGACGGCGTGTGACGGCGATCCCGTCCTCGCCGACGCGTTCGGCGCCGTCCTCGAGCAAGAGCTCGCAACCGCAGAGATCACCGAAGAGGCGGGCGCCGACGGGCTTCGGCGCTTCGTGGTGACGTCTTCAAGCTCTTCGGCGACCTTCGTCGCTCGCGCACCTTCGCGGCCCGTCTATCGGGCATTCCGTGCCGCGGCGACGGATCCTAAAAAACAAGCGGCCGCGGCCGAGCAACTCGCAATCGATTGCATCGTTGAGCCGGCCGGCCCGGCTCTCCGAGACGCGCTCGAGGCGATTCCCGCGGCGGCCGATCTAATCGCGTCGAAAATTGTCGAGGGGCTCCGGCTCGGCGAAGAGATCCGCGCAAAAAAATAGAAAGAGCGTGGCTCGCAACCCGGCGCGACGTCGTGCAAGCCGGGCGATGCATCCACGCTCTCGCGCAAGGCAGCGACGAGATCGAGGCGGAGGTCGGCGGGATGCTCATCGCCGAAACGTGCTACCTGATCCGGGAATTCCTCACGGCGAAACCAAAAGGCTAACGACCGACCATGGCGGGCAACGCGTTTGAATTTGTTGTCTCGCTCTCCGATCAGGTAAGCGGACCCGCGAACAAGGCGGCCGACGCGCTCGACCGAACCTCGAGCGCGGGCGCGGGCGCACAAAAGAACGTCGGCGGATTCGGCGCCGCCGCCGTCGCAGTCGGCACGCTTGCGGCGCAAGCTCTCGCAAAGGTCGCAAGCGTCGCGTTCGACGCCGCAAAAGCAACGGCGAAATTCGCTTACGACTCCGCGGTCTTCAAAGAAAACACGATGGTCGCGCTCGAGACGCTCGTCGGATCGAAGCAAGAGGCGGATCAGCTCTATAAGCAGGCGGTCGAATTTGCGGGAAAGACGCCTTTCGAGACGCCGCAAGTCATCGAGACGTACCAAAAACTCCTCACGGCCGGCTTCAAGCCGATGGAGCTCGACATCGTTATGAAAGGCGTCGGCGACCTCGCCGCGCTCAAAGGCATGTCGACCGAGGTCATGGACCGAGTGACGGAAGCGTTCGGCAAGATCAAGGCGCAAGGCAAACTAACCGGCGAGTCCATGGACTCGCTTGCAAGCGCCGGGATCCCGCTTAAGCGCGTATACGAAGTTCTCGGAACGCAGCTCGGGATCACCGCGGACGCCGCGAAAAAGCTGCAAAGCGAAGGAAAGATCGACGCGACGGCCGGGATCGCGGCGACGCTTCAAGCCCTTCAAGAAACCGTCAGCGGCGGCGAGCTCGGCGGCATGATGGACAAGCTCTCGACGTCGCTCGGCGGGCTCGTGTCGTCGCTTACGTCGCGGCCCTTTGAGCTTTTCAACGCCGTGCAAACCGGCCCGGCGCTCGACAACGTTAAGCACTTCGTCGCGGCGCTTTCCGGCGTGCTCGATCCCGCAAGCGAAACGGGAAGACCGATCGTCGCAATGCTTGAAGGGATCGGGAATTCGTTTGGCGAATTCGCGAAGCGCATGGAGCCGCTCGTCCTCGATTTCGTTTCGTTCTTGCCCGAACTCAAAGGCGTTTTTTCGGAGACGTTCGGCACGATCTCGAGCCTCTTCGGGAAGACCGCCGCCGACGGCGACGGAACCAAAAAAATGTTTGAGTCGTTCAAGACGATTTTGATCCTCACCGCGACCGCTCTCGGCGTCGTCGCCGGCGCGATCTCGCTTGTCGTGACCGCGTATCAAACGGTCCTCGTGTGGTCGGCTCAAGCCGGAAGCGCGATCGGCGATTTTGTGTACTCCGTCGTCGGCGGCTTCGGCGAATTTGGCGCCGCCGTGTCGAGCGCGTTTGCGCTCTTCAAGACGATCGGATCCGACCTCGTCGCCGGGCTTTGGAGCGGGATCACGTCGGGATGGGCGACGCTCCTTTCGGGCTTTCAAACGCTCGTCGCAATGCTCCCCGAAGGCGTCAAAACCGTTCTCGGCATTCACTCGCCGTCGACCGTCTTCGCCGCGCTCGGCGAGAACGTCACCGCGGGATTTGAGCAAGGGCTTGACAGCGGCGCGCCTCAAGCCGCGATCGGCGCGATGGTCGCGACGCCGACGACGAGCGCCGCAAGCGGCCGCGGCTCGACGACGTTTGCGCCGTCGATCACGATCAATGTCGACGGCGCCGGCGGCGACGCGGGACAAATCGCCGAAGAGATCCGCCGCGTCACGGCCGAAGAGGTCGCAACACTCTTCCGACAACTCGCGATCGAGATTTCCTAATGACGTTTTTCCCCACCTCCGCCGTCACGCCCGATTGGGACGCGTTGTCGTTTGTCGCCGGTCAAACGCAGGTCGACTTCTCCGCGACCGCGGTCGAGATCGGCGGCACCGTCGGATCAAAGTGGGACGTCGCCGAGGCGCCCGGAACGGACGGCGCGAAAGTGTCGTATCAAGGCTACTCGCCTGCAAAAATCTCGATCTCCTGGAAGCTCTGGAACGCCGATCACTTTGCCGCGTACGACCGATTGACGCGCACGATCATGCCGAAGCCGGGCAAGCAACGGCCGGCGCCGGTCATCGTCCTGCACCCGCTCTTGCAAATGCATGGGCTTCGCGAATTCGTGATCGAGAGCCTGGAGATCCCAAAAGCGGACGGAAGGCGCATTTGGAGCGCGACCGCGAAGCTCGTCGAGAATTTCAAAAAGCCGAAGCCGTCCGCGAAAAAGGTCGCGCCGGCGACGAACGTCCTCGACGCCGTTAACGCTCTGAACGCAAAACGCAAAGCGGCCGCCGCCGTCGCCGCGCCCGGCGCCGGTACGCAACCGAAGGCAGCGTCGCCGACGTCGCCGCGCGCAACGGGCAACAAACCATGAGCGGCGCGATCTCCTGGTCGATCAACGGCCGCGCCGTCGTCGAGGCGTCGATCCACCTTGTGCGCCGTGGACAGTGGCACGCCGATGTTGATCTTGAAGGCGTCGAAGACAATCTCCCGGACTTTGTCCGGCTCGTCGGAACCGACGCGACGACGGATCAGTCGACCTCGCTTGCGGCTCGAGTCGCAAGCGCCGACGCGTTCCGGGATCGGCTTCACGTGCTCTTGATCGGCGGGCTTGGCAACGGGGACAACATGATGTCGCCGCGCTCGTTTCGGCGCTCTTCGGGCGCGTCGATCTTGCAGGCGATCGCCTCGACGATGGACGTCATCGTGTCGAGCTACACGAGCGCGCGCGTGCTCGTGCAAGTCTTTGAACGCTACTCAATCCCGGCCGTGAGCAGCTCGACGGCGCTCGACCTCTTCGCGCTCGAGGTCGGCGCCGCGTGGCGATACACCGAAGCCGGCGAGCTATGGATCGGCGATGAAGTCGATTCGCCCGAAGCCAAGAGCCGCAACGCGCGGCGCGTTTCGGGCGCGTTCGTCGTCGTTGACCGCGTGCCGATCGACTCCCGCTCCGTCGTCGTCGCCGAGCTCCCGTTGCCGCGTCCGGGTCAGTACCTCGACGAGCTCATCATTGGGCGCGTCGCTTACGAGCTAACGGCGGAAGCGTGCCGCGCGGTCATCGATTGCGACGCGCTTTCACCGTCGGCGCCGCTCGACGACCTCGACACGATGAAGCGCGACTTCGTGCGAGCCGTCGGATCGGCGATGCGATGGAACAACTCGGAAACCGTGACGCTCTACCCTTGCACCGTGACGAGCTCGACGAGCTCGACGGTCGACCTCGAGCCCGATGACGAACGGATCGCGGGGCTCGCGTCCGTGCCGCTTGTTCAGCCAATCGCGGGCGTGACGGCGACGCCGTCGCCGGGCTCTCGAGCTCTGCTAGGATTCGCGCGCGACATGGGGACACCGTTTGCGATCCTCACCAATGCGAGCGCGACGAGCCTTTCGATCTCGGCGACGACGACGATCAACGTCTCGGCGGCTTCGGTCGTGATCGACGCATCGACGACGATCGAGCTCGCGCCGGGCTTTCCTCCGTCGCCGGTCCTCCGTGTGTCCGACGTCAACCCGGCCGCGCTTATCGGCGCCGGAAATCTTAAGGTGCTCGCATGAGCGATTTTGGTCTCGACGTGTCGACGCACCCAGACGGGCTTGACGTCTCTTTCGCGTGGCAAGCCTCGAGCGTCGCGATGCTCGGGCAAGCTCTCGCGCGGCGCCTCGAAACGCCTTCCGGCGGGCTTCCGTACGATCCTGAATATGGTTACGACGTGCGCGCGCTCCTCGGCGACGGGTTCAACGCGCGAAGCCTTCCCGCGATTTCGGCGCTCGTTGCCGCGGAGCTCGCGAAAGACGAGCGCGTCGCCGACGTCGAGGTCGAGAGCTCGTCGATCGAGGCGGCCGGCCTTTCCTATCGGCTCGCGTTGCGCTTGATTGTGCTACCAATCGACGGCGTGCCGTTCGCGATGACGCTCGCGATCGACAACGTTTCCGCCGACCTCCTCGCCGCTTCGGTGTCCTAATGGCCGCTTCGCTCGACGACCTAATCACCGTGCCGACCTCGTCGGAGCTCCTCGACCAATCGATCGCCGTCGCGCGAATCGCGGGAATGCCCGTCGCTTCGTGGCAGAGCGGAAGCGTCGCGCGCACGCTCTTCGAGTCAAATGCGGGGCTGAACGCCGAGCTTTACGGACTGATCTCCGACGTCGCTCGGGGCACACACCTATCGACCGCGGCCGCCGACTGGCTCGACATGCTCGCGACGTCCCATTTCGGGCTCGCGCGCCTCGACGGCACGGCGACGATCGGCTTTGTCAACCTCTCGGATACCAGCGCAAGCCCGCGGAGCTTCGCGGCCGGCGCGCTCGTCGTCGCGACGGCGGACGGCGCCAAAAGATTTACAAACCGCGCGGCCGTGTCGCTCCTCGCGTCGCAGACTCTCAGCGTCGAGGTCATCGCGGCGCAAACGGGCGCCGGCTTCAACGTCGCGAACAACGCGATCACGCTGATCGCCTCGGGTCAGCCGTCGCTCACGGTCGCGAATCCGCCGATCAGCTCGACATGGATCACGAGCGCCGGAACGGACGCCGAAACCGACGAGCGTTTGCGGACTAGGTGCAATCTTCAATGGTCGAAGCGCGGCAATCAGACGGAAAGCCAAATCAGGGCGTGGTCTTTCGACGCGGCCGCCGAGGTCGCGCGCGTGCGCGTTGACAATCTCGGAAACGGTCAAATCCGCGTCGTGCTCGCGACGGCGACGAGCGGAGCGACGGCGGGCACCGTTGCGGCCGTGGACGCGTACCTACAAGCGGCCCGAGCGATGGGGACGTCGATCGTGACCATTGCGGCATCGCAGGCGTTCTTCACCGTCACCGCGACCGTCTATCGAGCCGCCGGCGACTCGACCCCGCTCGCGTCGCTCGCAAGCGAAGCGCAATCGGCCGTCGCCGCCGTCGTCAACGCGGCGCCGATCGGCGGAACGGTCTACGGCGCCGCCGTCCTCGAGGCGCTCATGTCGCCGGCCGCGGCCGCGAACGCGATAATCACTTCGGGCTTCGGCGACTACGTGGCACCGTCGGCGACGTCGATCGTCGGCTTTGCTCTCACGGTCAGCGCGGTGTCACTGTGACAGACTTCGTCGATTACGAACGCGATCGAGCTCCCGCGTGGATGCAACGCGGGCAGGGCTCCGCGCTCCTCGAGTCGTTCGGGCTCTTTCGCGACGCGATGGCGCAAGGCGCCCGCGACGCCGCGACGGCGTGGAGCCTCGACGCGGCACCCGACGCCGTGCTCGCGACGTGCGCCGACGCGTTCCTCGACGGCCCGATTAACGCCGCCGAGCTCGCGTTTGCGGAAACGGTTTCGGCTCGGGCGATGGAGATCTGGGGAAAAGCCGGAACGGTCGCCGCACTCGACGTCGTCGTCCCTCTCTGCGGGTTTCCAAACTACACGATCTTGGAATTTCCGGCCGTCCCGCTAAGCTGGCCGACCGTGATCGTCTCCGTTGCGGCGCCGTTCGGCCCGGACGTGCCTCCGTTCACGTCATGGACCGTCGGTCTCGGCGCGACCGTCGGTCCCGATCTTGTGATCGGGTTTGGCGCCGTCGGCGCGTACCTTCGGCGGCTCGTGCGGATGATCCAAAAAGTGAAAGCCGCCCATTCAACGATCTCGCTTGTCTATTGGATCACCTATCCGACGACCTCGATCACGATCACCCCGATTTGAGCCGAGAACATGCCGCAAAACCTCATCGAATCAGCCGCGTTCACCTCGCCCGTCCAAACCGTTTCAAACGGGGACATCGGCGACGCATCGAGCTTTGCTCTTGCGCCGCAAGCACTCGCAAACCGAACGAAATACCTCAACGACGGATTGAACGCGCTTGCGATCGGCGCATGGTCGGGCGCGGGCTTCGCGCGGCGCAAGACCGTCGCCGGGATCGGGACGCTCCTCGCGATCACGCCGGGAAGCGTCGGCGCGGGCGACATCGTCGGCGTGGTCGAGGCGGGCAACGTTATGATCGGCGAATATCGGTGGGCGCCGGCTCTCGGCGCCGGCTCTGAGGACATCGAAGGCGCTCTTTACCGGCCGGCGGCGCTCCTCATCGGCGACCCCGGCCGATGGATTCGGCCCGACTTTGATCTTTGGTCGGCAAAAGCCTACACCGAGCGCCGGACCATGGTCCAGCAATCGCGGCTCATCGCCGGCGCCGGCGTGTCAACGTTGGGAACGGTTTACGCTCGCGTAAATTGCGGCGGCATCGATTACAAGCAAGAGAACCTCTGGAACACGTCAAACGCGCTCGGCGGCGGCCCGCAAATTTCCTACGGGTTCACCGTTCGCGCGTCGATGGAATGCGTTCCGACAAATAACCCGGTGATCACGGTCGCACTCCGCGCTTACGATTATTTTACCCCGTCGACAAACTACATTCTATCCGAACGCGCCGTCCTGATCACGGCTTCGACGGCTTACGGTCAAATCCATGTCGAATGGAGCGGGCTCGTCGATCTTGCTTGGGGAATCGCGAATCCTTGCGTCGAGGTTATCGCCAAGCGAAGCGCGCACACGTGCGACATTGTAGGAAATTCGACGCTGGTCGCCGAGGGATGGCGCAACCTCTTCCACCTCTAGGATCGAGACATGAGCAATTTTTCGCAAACGATCTTCAATTGGCTCGGGCTTGCCCGGTATAACGCCGTTCTCCCGAGCGCCGCAAACGGTCAAGCCGTCGAGCTCCAGTCGACGAACCAGGGCGCGCTTCGCGTCCACGTCGAGAACACGACCGCGGTCGCCTATGGCAACGCGGGATCCTGGGTTTTCAACCCAAACACCGGCGGAACGCTGATTGCGTCCGGGCTTCTTGTAAGCGGCGCCGCAAACCTTGGGGCGCTCGATTTTTACATCGGCACAGGCTCGACGACGATCATGGTCTTTGACGCGGTGACGCTTCCGGTCAACGGCACAGCGCCGAAGCTCCGCGCGTTTGCGGCGACCGGCCCGGCAAATCTTTCAAAGGTTTTCCGCGACTCGGGAAACGGGATCGGCTTTTCTCTTGGCGTGTTTGTCGCGTGCTCCTCGACAGACGCGACCCTAACGTACGACAACACAAAGGCGATCGCCGTCGCCGCATCCTATCGCTGATCGAAGAGGTTTTTGCATGTCCTTGATCCTTGGAACCTATTCCTCCACGCTCCCGACGCTCACGGACAACGTCTCCGACGCCGTTCAGCTCGACAACCGCGGCCGTCTTCGGGTCATCGTCGAGAGCGCGACGCCGACGCCGTCGACCGCAACAATGCGCGACGCCGTCGACGTGACGCTTTCGACCGGCGTCGCGACGGCGCTCTTTGCGACGGCTCCCGTCGACACGATCGATCGAGCACTCACGATCCAGGCGGCGCCGCTCAACACCGAAACGATCCGGCTCGGCGGCTCGACCGCGTCGGCGACGCGCGGAATCCAGCTCGCGCCGGGTCAAGCGTACCTCGTCGACATGGTCGCGAACGCCGTCGACGTCACGACCCTCTTCGGGTTTGCTGCGACCGCCGGTCAAAAAATCTCGATTGCGTTCTACTGAGGATCATCATGTCAAACCAGCTAACGAACCCGCTCGGCGGCCGCGGAACGACGGGGACCGTCGCGAAATGGTCCAGCCCTACGACGATCGGCGACTCGATCTTGACCGACTCGGGAACGGCGATCTCGTCGAGCGGCCCGATCCGCGCGACGGGCACAAGCGCGACCGCGCCCGCGTTTACGGGATCCGACGCGGACACGGGCGTATATTTTCCAGCCGCGAATCAAGTCCGAATTGCGACATCGGGATCGCTCGCGATTGCGGTCGACGCGTCGCAGAACGTCGGCATCGGCACAGCGAGCCCAACAGCGCCGCTGCACGCCTTGGGGACATCGACGACCGTTGCGGCGACAACAACAGCCAGCGCCGGCATTCTCAGGATCGAGGGGTCCGCCACCAACAAGCTGTTTGTCGGCTCTTTTTCAGACGCATCGTTCGGCATGTACGCGCAAACGAACAACGTGTCGTATCCGATTTCGCTGCAGCCCGCGGGCGGCAACGTCGGCATCGGCACGGCGGCCCCAGCCGGAAAGCTCGCGATCCTGCATAGCGCCACGAACCCAAACGGACTTGCGGCGTCAACAGCCATCGGCGCACTCGTTCTG